TTTAACATGACTAATGGATCTTCTTTTGCTCCTTCTTGTGCTACAAGTTCTTGTGTTAATATAGATACTTGTCCTGCAATCAAACTTTCTGTTTCTGCTTGAAATGCTTCTAAACTTTCTTGTTTTAATTGTTGTAATTTAGGGTCATCTAACACCATTAAGGCTACAACTGCTCTAGCTTTAAAAGAAATGTGCTCTGAAACATGAGATTGTAGTAAAGCATATACCATCGGGTTAATTTGAACCATTCTAGACTTCATAAAGGATACATGTGTCATAATATGGGCATCATGGTTCTGATACGGAAACACCTGAGGTATTTGCATACGCAAAGCCTCTGCATTTTCTATTGCAGGGTCTTTTGGTTGCGGGGGTTTTTCTGGTTTTAACAAATTATCTATCTGTTTTGTACCCAAAGCTTCGTAAACACGTCTATACGCCTCTCTTACATTATGCATTTGTGGATTTGTTTGTGCAATTTGCAATTGAGTTTGAGCTAAAGTAACTCTTTGAGCCATTGAGAAGATATTTGGGTCTGCAACCGGTATAACATCAACTTGATCACTAAAATCTGCGACTTTTACCATGCGATTTCCACCATAAACTGCATACGGGTAGATTGGAGGCAAATATTCGCCAAAAACTTTAGCTAAAAGTCTAAATTCTTGTCTCATTCCATAATAAAGACGCTTGTGAATCGCACTCATGACTCTTGAGCCACGCTCCAAGAGAGCCATTGTAGTACCAACTGCCCTGTTTTGTTGATCATTGCCTATTGCCATGTCAGCGATTGAGGCAAAACGTTGTCCTGCTTGTACAACAAAACCTAATAATTGAAATAAAGTCCCACTGGGTTCTTTAAAAGGTAAAATTTGAAACTGATCTTTAATGTTACCGCCTGGAGCATCTACATCTCTAAACTCTCCTGGTTGAAAAGGTTGATCATCGTCCCTGATTCTTAAACCTCTTGATTTAAAACCTGCAGGTAAATTACTTAAAGTTCCTGCGTCTAATAATTGTCTTAATGCAGCTGTTGCAGTTTTTGACAATCCACCAATCATGTGTATTAAACCAAAACCATAAAACCCTAGCCCTGGTAAAAATTTATAATGTACAAAATATTCTTTTCGTTTTGTTAAATCATCATCAGGATAATAATTTCTGTACATAGATAAAATTTCTCCCGAGCCTTCATCAATGGTAACTATGTAGGGTATTTTAATATTTTTTTCATCATTAGCTGATTCGTACTCGTCTAAATCTAAATCAACATGCATCTCTAAAATGTTATGTTGATAATCTCTGTCTCCTTGTTCTTCAACACCTTCCATTTGATTATATTTATCTTGTATTTGATTGTCGTCTTGCATTCCAGGTGAAATGACTACATCTCTATAAAATCCCGCACGTTGTTTTTTTAAAACATCGTTCTCACTCATTTTAATAACATGAGTTATTCTTTCACAATCTTTTAAATCAGACGCATAGTAGGGTACAACTAAATCTTCTGCAGGAACAAACTTACTAACTGCTCGTTGCATGATTTCATCGTAATATATTTTTTTAAAAGTGGATCCTGCAAGTGGTAAGTAAAATAACATTTGATCAAATTCCGGAGTGTACTCTTCCATTTGATCCATGATCATGTAGTTCATAAACTGTTGCACTCTATCTGATTGTGCTTCTATAGCCTCAGTGGCATCGCCGACTATTTGTGTGCGAACAGGTCCGTCACTTGGTAAAAGTTCTTTGTAAGCTTGAGCTTGAAATTGTGTTACTGATTCTGCAAGTAAGGGATGTGTAACTGTACTAGCTCCGGCAAAAGGACCTTGCACATCTGTGTATTTAAAACCTAATAAATCTAAACCAGAGGTGTACCCTTTTTCCCATTCTTTTCTAGATTCTCTATCTTTTCTGTAGTCAGACAAAAGACCACTAGCCAACCGACCAAGTGTAGTATCATCCATATCCTCCGCAAGGTTAACATAAAAATCCTCCTCTTCCTCAACAACAGGTTCTTGTACTTCGCCTTCTGTGACCTCTACGTCTACCGCTTCAGGTAGCTCAGAAGTTTCTAGCTCCTCTATATTTTCTTCATCATCCATTAGTATAACTTTGTTTTTTTGCCTTTGATTTCCATTTTTTGAGGCACCTCTATAATACCTCCGTTTGATACCATTTTTGCGCTTCTAAAAGACTTAGTTCTTATGTCTTCTACTTCATCGCCGACAATCGCAGGAAACATAGATTTATAGCTTCTTCTACGCGCGTTATCTTTGCCTCTTACATCTGAAATTAAATCAGGTTCTGTAAATTTTTTTGTCTTTGGTTTTTTACTAAAATAGGCAAATGGATTAGGTATCATGCTATCCATGTAATCGTCTTGATACTCTTGTTTTTTTCTTTTATAGTAGCTTTTCATTTTTGACATAATTTATTCTACCATTTAAACAGGTCTACGACTAGACCTCCAGTTTTCTTATAAAGTTTAAAAGGAGTGCCTCTCATCTCTGGTGTAATTTTAATAGCAAATGCTTCATAATACAAGTCTTTGTCTAAACTATCCATTTCTTTTACTTCAAATGTTATGTTTGCCGGTAAAGACTGCGCGTCAATTCTTTGCATTAGAGCCTGTTTTGCTTCTGCCTCAGTTGCAAAAGCTCCGTAATGTTCGTTTGTTGCTTCCATATTTTTATATTTTAAATTTTCAATAGCCTTTGGTTTAGCTTCACTTCCTATTATTTTAAAAGGTTTTGTAATGTCTGATTTTGCTATTTTAATAGTTTTAGCTTCTGTGCCGTATTGTTTTGCTAGTTTTTTAAAAACTTCAGGTATAAAGGCAGTTTTCTTTGTATTAGTCAATTTTGATTCTCCACCTTTTGTAGATTGAAAAACACCAGGGATACCTGTGCTACCATCGGGGGCTCCATAGTTCAACCAATTACCTTCTAGTCCTGAACCTTTTCCTTGTGTTTCCCCTGTTTGTTTAAGAGCCAGTGTTCGTGTTGTAGGATTCACAGCTACCCATTGTACTTCGGGATCTAATCGTGGAGCATTTTTAATAACGTTTTTAATAACAAAATCATTATAACTTTGTGGATTTAAAAAAGGTAAAAAGTCTGCATTACTTCTGATGTCTTGAGGTATAGATTCCCCTGCCATGTTTGCAGTATTTTGTAAAGCTTTCACTTCATCATTAATAGTATTTATTTCTTGAGTTATTCTAAAACGTTGGTCGTTGGGTAGTGTTTGCGCATTATCTCTTAACTCTTTTGATAAGACATCTCCTCTTGCTTGTCTTATGGCTATATCATCCTCATACAATAGTTTAGCTGCATCAAGGTTAAAAGTATTTACCCTTTTTGTTTTACCCCCTTCTCTTTTCAAAGTATTTAATGCTTGTTTTTGTGCATCAGATTGTATTTCATCAATAGCTGCAACTTTAACATTTGGGTTTTCGTGAAAATGTCTTATCCCATACCGAGCATAGGCAATTACATTTGGTATGTTCCTAAAATGCGCTTGTGATAAGTTTTTAGCTGGCATTAAATCTGGTGGTATCTGATAAACATCTTCTACATATTCCAAAGGACCATGAACTCTATAGGGGTGTTCTTTTGCATATAAAGGTGTTTTAAAGTTTCTTGGTTTGATTAGGGTATCGTGAAGTTTACTAAGTTTTTCAAACCTTGGTCTTAAATTTTCGCCATATGTTTTTTCAAAGGCATCTTCTAAAAGTTCTCGTTTTTGTGATGAAGTTAATGCGCTTTGGGATTGACTACCCAGGTCGCGTGTCACCTCTGCTATTGAGGTTGGTAAATCAAAAGTTTCCCGTCCCGTTGAGTGCTGACCAAATTTATTTAGGTTTTGGTAATATTCATCAAGTTGAACTTTTCTCTCATATAAATTTTTACGGGCGCTTTGAATAGCTGAAAGCTGATTAGCTCTAAGAGGAGATAACATCTGTCCTGTTGCATCATCTATTCTCATATTACCAACAGCAATCGTATTATCTGGAGCACTTCTTACCTTTTGCTCAAGGTCTTTAAAAATATTATCGTATTCATCAAAATAAGCCTCTTGTGTTTTTTTATATTCTTTAGGTGCTCTAAAGGTTACAATTTTACTACGCACTGCAGGTGAACGAACAACTGCATTTAAAATAACTTTTTTTGATACATCTTTGTCCATGTCCTTTGCAACTTTTAACAAACCTCCTATAAGTTCATCAGGTTTGTCTGGATTAAAAATGGCAATGTTTGTATCCTCTAGTTCTTCTCTAGTAATGTTTCGTTTTACACCTGTGGTTCCAGGAACTGTTTGTTGAGATTGATACTTTGGATTACCAAGTTTCTGTAACCAATAGTCAACAGACATTGCTTTCTTTGATGGGTCCAAAGCAACCTGATCATAAATTGCAGAACCAAAGTCTGTAGTTTCTCGGCCCATGTGTAAAGGTTTAAGTTTTACACCATCTGTTAACTTTTTGATCTCCTCTGCTTCAACTTGTTTTCTAGTCAAGGCAATTTGCCTACCCTGTTCTCTTTTAGATATCCCTGTGTCTACCTGATCTACAGGTGCAGGTGAGGTAGAAAATTCTTGTGGGGCCTCTCTGGGTGGCGCGGAACGTGGAACGTCATCTGTTTTTCCGATAAATTTTTTAAATAAGCCTTTGGCTAAACTTACAATACTCATTAGTAGTACCTATAATCCTTTGGAGGTCTATCCTCATTATCAACATAATCTGAGTATAACTCAACAAAGTTACCTTGTCTGTATCTTAGTACAGCTTGTGTAGTAGAATCTACAAAATCGTCATTTGCACCATTTGGGAAAG